CCTTTGCCAGTTTGTTGAGGATGGATTCGACCTTGGAGTATTCTCCCTCTCCCCCAAGGTCGGTAATCTTGAACATGGGCTTTACGTCGGTAAGCAACCCAACGGTTTCCCAGAACATCGAGAGTGTCTCATTCGATACCGGCTTGGCTCGATAGGAAGGCATATTCTCCTTCCACTGAAGACCAGCCAGATAGTCGAGTGAGTTCTGAATCTCCTTCAGTTCGGGTACGTCGGCCTGTCCTTGGACTGCCTCATCGAAGGCACTGTCGCACCAACTCGACAATCTGCTGTAATAATCTTGTGTGAATCGGAAAGCCGGATTGTCGCCGCTGGAGTTGCGGGCATGGGGCAGGAGTTCGGGCTGTTCGACTAGGGCCATGTAGCCAAGTGTACTTTCAGTGTTTCAGATTTTCCATGCCAAAGCGTTAGTCCGATTGAGTTTTCTGATCTTCAGTGTTCTTCTCGTGCTCAAACTTCCAAAGAGTTTGGGACAGATTGTTCCGAGCCTGAGTCAAAGCGTTCTGGGATACGAGCAGTGATTTTTCGCATTCTACTACTCGCTCCACGAATGATTTCAAATCCGACACTTCATCCTTCGTCAGCATTATTCCTCCCTAACGACAACCTGAGATTTCAACAATTCAACCGTGTTCTGGAAAGCATCCATTAGAACTTCAGGTTTGATGTTGAGAGGATATACCTCTCCCGTTCGTCCCATCCCGGCCATAACGCAATCCACAATCATGTCCAATACGTCGATGAGGTTCACATCGGAAGGCACTCCGTCCTCGTTTAACAGGTGATGACGGTTAACCTTGCGGTGTTTGTCCCACCACTCCGTCTGCTTGAATCCAGTCACAAAGTCCCGATGAAAACCGTCAATGTCGGTAATCTTATCGAAGTCGTGATTAATGGCGGCAACGTGGAGCATCTCCTGAAGGAAGCTAATCCCCTTGCCTATGTCGTTGATATGCTGCTTACTGCTTTCTAAAAGGGTATCTCTCGTGACCTTCGTAAAGTCACAGGAGCGTGTGTCGGCGGTTTTGCTTTTCTGAATCTCAATCATTGTTCTCTCCTAGAACCAGTTGTTTTCCAGGCCGTTACGCAGCCATTTTTCGCAGGCTACCTTCAGTGGGAGTTCGTCAGCCGAGGCGCGATGTTGAGCGGCAGCATACTGATCTCCAAGATTCACCATTACCATCCCCGGACTCATCCCCTCGTAAGCCTTGACCTCTTTGGCCGCGAGTTCTGCTGACTGTTTGGCCTCGTCCAACTCAAACTTCAGGGCCATCATCATGCCAAATAGGTGAGACGAATCTTTCGGTTTCTCAGGCAAAACCGTGGCGATGCGAGCCAAGTCCGTGTCCCTGACAACTAGACACTCGCCTTCGGCCATCATCAAAAGAATTCCGGCTACGATTCCATCAGCCTTGTCTCCGTACTTGGAGTCAATGGCGTTCTTGACCGAAAGCGGAACCCTCACGGTTAGGGGAACATGACCGGGCTGGGCTTGGGGCCGTGGCTGCTCCTGCTTGAAGTCCAACGTAGGCCGCATATCCATGAAGTCGGACATGTCGGGAAATTGGTGGGCATCGACTTTAGAGCACCGCAGACGGCCTGAATCCGCTACGACTTCGTTAGTGTCTCCGGTTTGACGCTTGCAAAGCGGGCACGAGTAGCCTGATCTGATTTGTGGCATTACTTCCCTCCTGTGATGTTCTTCAACATCCAATGCTTAAAAACTTCGATCAGGTAAATCGACTCTGCAAGGGTCATCCCGTTGTCTAGGGAGCCAGCTACTTCGTCCGATTCGAGTTCGTAGAGAACTAGAACCTTCCTCATATCCGGTGCCATCTTTAGTGCCTTTTGTAAGCACTCTTGCGCCGTGTCTTCGTGGTCACGCTTGGGCATCACTTGCAGCATCTACTTCCCTCCGAGTCCAAAATTTGGACTTATTACCACAACTTGTCGAAAGCCCCTTGAGTCGCTAATTTTCTCATACGGGCGGTAAATTCTTTGCCGTGACTTTCCGCTTGCTTGCGGTTTCCGACTGCGCCTTCAAGGTGAACCATCTCGTGCAGTAAGGTCATCAGCGAGACGAACACGTTGTTGTAGAGGTCGGTGTTGATGAGAATCAGGTGCTTCTCGTTGCACTTCCCATTCCCGTAATCCTTGGGAATCTGGTTGCAAGCCGTAACGCCATGAACGTGACAGCGGCCCATGGCGTTGTCTTTGAGTGCATAGTGCCAGTCCACCACGGTATCCGCAGGCAACTTCCCGCCGAAATACTTCTTGTTGTACTCGTTGAACTTCCGCTTCAGTTGACGGTTCATTTACACCCACTTCCAACTTTCAGGATCATCTTCCAACTCGTCTTGCTGTCTTTCAAATTCTTGGATTGCCTCCGGCGTCAACTCCTCCGCCTCAAATCCTTCGTCCATCATCTTCGCGGCTGAACGGTTGGTTTCGTAAACCGCGCAGTCGGTGTTCTGACGGTCAGCAGGAATTTTGAACGTCTTGCCGCCCAACTGAATGTTGGCCGTCGCCCCTGCCGTCCTCTCAATGGTAGAACCAGGATGGGCCTTGGCTGTGCGTTGCGCTTCGTTCATGGAAGTAGTCTGCGCGATGATCGTGCCCCAACGGTCTTTTACCTTGAACAGATTGGAATTCGCAGGTGGTGCTTTTGACTTATCCTGCTGGCGCTGCGACTCTTCCCCTTCGTGTCCACAGTAGTAGGCGATCATTAAACTAATTACATAGTCATCATGAGCGCCGTCTCCTTCGGCTCCGTCCTCAGTGAAATCGTTGAACTCATCCATGGTGAATCGGTCACGAATAACAATCTGGTTGTCGATCAACGCCTTTGACATCTTCGCCATCAGAGCCCGCTTGGACTTGTAATCCGTCCACCAACCGATGATGTCCGTCATGAAGTGCTTCAGTCTGTCCATGCGCTTGAAGCGGTAGATGTTTTCGTACTCCAACTTCCTCACCAAGTCCGTGTTGGTGACCATGCCCATGGAGTTGACTTCTACTGCCGCCAGAGCTTCGTTGTAGAACCAGCAAACTGCAAAGACAATCTCGGCCAAGCCGGAAGGGTCGATGTAGCCATGCCACACCGCTACCTGCTCATCGAGTTGGTGTCCCTGACTCAGTTTCACTACCTGACACACCGAGTAGTCGCCGCCATCGTTACCTAGTGCCACGTCCACTCCGACGCAATAATGCTCTCCCCGGATCGGCTTTTCCCAGACATGGAATCGGTTTTCCCGCTCGGGGTATAGGACTTCTTCGTTGGGGGCAACGTCCTTCATGTGAAGCACTGGAGCGCCCTTGGCAAAGTCGTAGGCAATCTCTCCAATCCATTTCGGATTGACGGTCAGTTTCGAGTAGCGGTTGATGATTCCGCGAGGGAAGGCCGTCACTGCCGATGACTGAAAGCTCTCCTCCGGAGTGCTTGTGTATTCTTGCGAAAACATCATGTCATCGCCATCGGTAGCGACGAACTCTTCTTTCTTGTTCCTCATCCAGTTGAAGGTTTCATCCTTGATGAAAACTCCATCCTTCTCCTGAATACGAATCCGCATCTCGTTCTCTTCTTGGGTCAGAACAAATCCTTGCCCCTTGCGAATCGGCAGCGAGTAGGTCTTGTCTCTGCGGTAGAACGGGATGAAGATGGGGTGCCAGTCAATCTTTCCGGCTTCGGCCCTGCGATACAAATTATGCCAGAAATCGTTTCTTCCGTTGGCCGTGCTCTCCATGATGTAGAAGCCGTCCGTGGTATTCATGGTAGGAAACAGAGACTTTGAAAGCTGCGAACCGTTCTGCCAAAATGCAAGTTCGCTCAGGAGTGCGCGACCGAAGGTTCGTCCACGTCCCACACCGCTTGGCTTATTGGCATTATCGGCGTATATCCACGTCTTCAAGCCAGGACGGGTCTGCCGAAGCACATCGTCCTTTTCGTCAAAGTTGATCTGCTTGCCGGTCTGTTTGATCTTGATTCGAGGCCGCATCCACCAAGGGATGAAATCCAGAGCCGATTCGTACATTCCCATAATGAACTGGGTCTGGTCTTCGTCCTGCCCCACGATGATGGAGTTCATGTGCTCGGCAAAAATCGTCTTATGAAAGAACTCGGCGCAGTTGTAAGTCGTGGAACCCATCTGACGAGCCTTGAGAACCAGAGCCCGTACCTTGCCATATTCCTTTTCCAGTTTACGGTATTCGTCGTGAAGAATTTCCTGCGAGTCGAAGAGTGGGTAGAGCCCCTTAAATCCGCCGTCCTCCATCCGATTCGCGTAGAAGTTAGAGATGAAGTAACGTGGCTCTCTCATACAATGGAGAACCTCGTTGTCGATCCACGCATTGTCATCTGCGCTTAGGTGATCCCGTGCCTCATCGACATTACCCCGATACTTCTCCAAGTGAAGGTCGAGGATGGTGATGATCTCTTCAAGATATGGGTTCGCCCGAACAATCGACGCCATTAGTATTCAGTGTCCGTTTCTTCCCCGTCGTCATCTTCTTCGTCTTCCGATTCTTCTCCGGCATCCAGATACTTAGGAACCGCCGCGACTACCGGAGGCAGGGTATTGAACTCTTCTGCCTGCTTCCGCAAACGTCTCATCCGTTCCTCGTTTGTTTCCGAACTGCTGATCTGGGCCGTTTGGTTGGTCTGAGCGACGTTGACTTCTACCTGCGGGGTCTTCGGCTGCATACCAACAATGATGTCTTTGAACACCCGCTGCGCTTCCAGTCGAGTGGTCTTATCTGGCATCTCAACCACTTCGGTCTGTCCGGTTTTCTTATTGGGAACCGTCACTAATTCCGTCGCTCCCATCAAGTCGCCCAGATACTCTTCCGACTTCTGCATCATGCTCATCAAATACTTCCGCGTAGCCAAGTCGAAGCGGTCTTTGTCAAAGGTCGCTCGATAGGCTTCCACCTGCTGAATCGACTGCTTGGCGGTCTGGATCGTTACCCCTTCAGCCTTAGCGACGGCTTTGGCCGCTTCCTCCGGTGAGCCTCCGATGGATTGCGACTTCAGCCACCGCATCAGGTGCCGGGGGTCTTCCATGATGTTCTGGCGCACGATGGCGCGTTGGGTCTTCTTCTTGGGCATCTACGCCTCTTCCACCACTGCCGGAAGTTCTCCCGCATCGTATTGCTGCACATCAATCCCTCTAGCCGTGAGTTCTTCCCGAATCTGAGCGTCCCTCAAATCCGCTTCGCTCTGCTCCAGAAGTCCGCGATCCGTGTCATCGAGCGTGGCATCGGGTACGGGAGTCTGCGGCCACTGCGGAGTAGGAAACGGAGGAGGCATCTGTCCTGCACGGCCTAACGGGGGCTGCGGTTGAGCAACTTGGGAGTCCGAATTTTGGACTGCCGCCTGCGTCATGTTCCGCATGAAGATCAACTCCTGTTCGATCCTCTGAAGCAGAAGAATCATAGAATGCAGTGAGAGAGTCGCCTTCCGCACGTCGCCGGAGAATAACTGAAAGGTAATCCAACCCCTGCGCCAAGCCGCGATGGTTCTGGTAATTGCCACATATCCCAAGATGGAGACGAGCATCGTCCCCATCACCACATCGGCCATCCAAGGAGAGTTCATTTCGTTATCGCCTCCTCCACTGGAGGCCGCGAAGCTACACACTCCGCAGTCAGGTAGTTGTTAGACCGTGTGACGTAAGAGCACCCGGTTTTCTTGTTGTAGCAAGCGTACTGAATCTCCTCTACTCCCCTACGGCTGATAATCGGTTTCGGCTTCAAAATTGAGCCGCAAGTGTGACATACACAATCGGGAGCCAGCAAAGGGCTATGTTCTGGTACAGTGCGTTGCATTCTGTTTCTCCTTGCATGTCTGGGAAATTTCCTTATTCATCTTCCACCTGTTCAACAACATCAACACGTCCTTCTTGCGGCCCTGCGATACCCGGTCCAAAAAAAACGTTCCCGTCAGATGATCCATCTCATGCTGAATTACGATGGCATCCATCCCTGAGAACTCTTCTACCCTGCGGCTGTTGGGCTGCTCGGCTGTACCGAACTCCACCTTGACTTGCTGAAGCCTTGCTACCGGACACCCGTTTCCGCAAGGGGGAATCGAGAGGCAGGCTTCAAAGCCTTCCAACTCGTGACCCCACATCTGTAAGATTTCCGGGTTGACCATCTCCAGAATACCTTGCTTCTCGGTTGCTACCACGATGAAGTTCTTGAACACTCCCACCTGCGGTGAGGCAATTCCAATCCCGTTGTGCTCGCGCATCTTCTCACAGAGATAGTCGGCCAGATTGGGCAAGCCGTCATAGTCCTCGATGAGAACATCTTGGGATTGGACGTTTATCAGGGTAGGACCGTAGACCAGTAAGCCGCGAGGATCGTTCATGGGTATCTACCTTGGCACCACAATTCCGGTTTTCTGCCGAGCTTGCTCCGCCCTCATCCAAATTTCGATCACCTTTGACATTGGTCGGCTGCGGATATTTTCGATTCGCAGAGAGTCGTCTTTTTGCCAATTTTGGATGGCAATTTGGTGGGTGTGGCATTGATATCCGGTTTTACAATCGCAACCGAGAAAGGTATTCAATCGTTGCTGTGCCACCTTCGTCCAATCAAATGACCGGGGATATTCAGGACCAAACCACCAATCGGCTATGAATACGTTTCCGTCTCCCCGTAATCCCATGGCCCTTCCGATCACAGCGGCAATTGATCCATCTGGACCCTGAGTAATGGCGATCACAAACTTCACGTCTTCCCAAGTCCGCTTCCCCTTTTGAACTTCTTCTGACTCCTGCGGTTTGGGAGCCTCAATTTCCACGGTCCCATGGTTCTGGCCGCGACGGTCAATTACGATGATTTCTGGTTTAGACATTGACTTCGTAGGCTCCCTTGCTGACCATTCGAACGGTTTCTCCGTGGTGCAGACAGTAGGCGATAATCAGCCTGCCCATTTCGTTCTTCAGAATCACGCAGCCATGCTCCACCGCGAGTTCCCCTTTTTCCGCTTCAATCGGAGTTCCATTGCCTATCGTGAGTTTCAATTTGACTTCCCTTTGGGAACGTCAAGGCCGTTGGCTTGGCGTTCGGTTTTCTCTCGCATCACCCGTTCGGCATCGGTGTTGCGGACTTCTTCAAGCCGTGACTTGATGACGTTTTCGGCCATCTTTATCATTCCGAAGCCCCACACAAATGAGGGATCATTTTGCAGCGTCTCAAAACCGCCAACGCTGGTTTCAATCAAGATCATGACCTTCGCTCCCGGCTTCTGCGAGAGATACTCCAACACGAACGACAGAAAATCCGGCGCTTCGTTTTCGTTGCTCAATTTGGCTTCCTGTCTTTGTGAATCACCATGGGCCGCTCATCCATCTCGATCTTCACTTCCGGCTGGCAGTAGCAATTCCGTTTGAACTCGTGACAGCCGAACATGATGTACTCTCCATCTTCGATGATGGGTACGATGTGAACGTCGCCGCAGATACCGGATCGTCGTTGGCGATCTCTCCGGTATCTGCGGTCACCAACTGAATCTTTTTGTTGGCCTTGTCTTCAATGGCGATTGCCCACATCGTACCCCTCCTTTACTTTGTTGTGATGTTGGGAAGCGTAAACATAGGTGAAGCTGTGATCCAACCCGACCCACCACTTCCGGTTAGCGTGACACAACTCTGATTAGGAGTCTTTGTAATAAGCGCCCACTTACCGCGAAGTTCTACGGTTGTCGCGGTGTAGCTCATACAGTTGTACAAACCATACGGCTGTCCAGAGTCCCCATGTGCAATCTTGATCTGCTGTTCCAATCCGTCAAGTTCCTGCTTGGCCTTGGTAAAGGCTGATCTGGCTTTCTCTAAAGACGAAACTTCGCAGTCGGTCAACTTCTCCGCTGTGAAATCGTCCGTAGCGGGTGTTGATGTTACGCAAGACGTAGTTCCGCAAGTGGGAATTGTAAGAGTTCCCGACCCAACGGTAGTAACCTGAGCCACGGCCAACGAACACAACAGCAAAACTGACAGAACGTATTTCATCTTCTCTCCAGTCCAAAATTTGGACTTTGGTTAGTTCCAGTCCACCCTTGCAGTCAACCGGGGAGACGACTTCGGAGCATCCAGAGTACCAACTTCCGTAGGCGTCCCCAAAGCCGGAGCGTTGGGAGCCGGAGGAACGATTGCCGTCACCATGTTGGAGTACGGGCTATTCGTCGCTCCTGCCGCTGCTGTGGCGCAGTAGTAGTAGGTCGTCCCCGGAACCACCGTGGTATCCGTGTAGCTGGTTGTCGTAACCGCTGACGAGTTGATGGCGACTGCCCCGCAAACCGGGGTGATTGAGCGGTAAATCCAGTAGCCCGTCACCGTGGCTCCCGAAACCGGAGTTCCCGCCGTAATCGAGAGCACCACCGAAGGGGTTGTAGGGCCGTTCTGTGGGCAAGCAAAGGCGCTCATAAACATCAGCATGGACGCCAACAAGAGAGTCTTTCCGAGATACTTCATCATTCTCCTCCACACGCCTTCATCGCGGCCAGCAACCCGTCAAGGTCAAGGCCCGAAGGCGATTTCGATTGTTTGTTGAGCCAGAACGGTGTCACGACCGCAAAGGCGCTGACCAGATAGTTCCTCATGAACGCCTGAGTTGCTGGAATCACTAAGCCCCAAGAATCAATCTTGCATCCCAAGGCTCCCTGTCCGGTCATGTTGATGCCGTGACCGCCCACGATGGGAGAGCCTGGAATCACATTCCAGTTGTTGGTATTGTCCTCCGCCGATTGAGGGCAGTTGATGGCAAGGAACAACCCGCCAAAAGTGTATGCCGCATACCGAAGTTGAGCCCATGAGGTGATGTCCAGCGAGGCCCATCCCGTAATGGTGTGCATGACCTCTTTGCCACTGGCATCGTTGATCGGGATACCCGTTGATTTCCAGTAAGCCAGCAGAGTCTCAGGATCGGTGCCTTGGTCGGTGGATGGGTCGGAAGGATTGAATCCGGTGACAGCGGTGTAGAGCGCGAGTGTCTGCTCGGTGGTGGGAGTCAGAGGATCGCCAGTATTGGCTGTCTCGTTCTGCGCGAAGTGCATTGCCGCCGCTTCCACGCAATCCCCGTACTGATCGTTACCGAGAATGTTGAGTTGTGCCGGATCAAGAGCAAACTCCCATCCCCACGGTTTAACTTCCGGCCACTCCGTCGCCTTGGGCAAGAAGTCACCAAAGGCGGGCGTCGAAAACCGCAAGGGCTTGTGATTGCAACCGAGTGCGAATCCCATTTACTTGATCTCCAACGGCACAGTGCGAGAGTCCTTCGCCGCCTGAGCGTTCCAGATGCTCTTGAACGTCCGAGCATCCTTCGGTGTCTTTCCCGTGTACGTCAGAACCCTCACGGTTTTCGGAACCGATTTCAACGCCGCAGCCAACGCCGCAGACTTGCTGCTTACCCAAGTGATGATTCCCTGAATGGCCGACAATGCAATGTCGATCAACCCAACATACGGAACCGTAGCCGGAATCTCACTCAAAGCCGTTTGCAGAAGCGTGATCGCCTCGGTAATGTCCTGCGTAGTTGAGTTCGTGGTCCAAGCCGCAATCGCCGCCGAGACCTGCTGCGAATACTTGGTGATGTCGGCTGCCAAAGTAGTCTGACCCAACGCCGCAGCCAATCCCGAAGCCGCGATTCCCAAAGTAGAAGCCAAGCCCGCCAGTTCATCCTGCGAGCATCCGGTGGTCATCAACAACTCACCACCACTCAAAGTCACCACTCCGGCAACCAGTGCTGTCTTTGCTGCTTTCTTGCCAAACTCTCTGCGATCCATTGTCTCTCCCTGTTGTTACTCTAAACCGTGAAACTACTCAGTCCAAATTTTGGACGCACAACAAAAATTCAAATTCTAAGCCGCAAGGTTCTTTTCCAGATACTCCATCAACTGCCCCATCGTCTTCACTTCAGAGTACCATCCCTCCTCCAACTCAACCCCCAACCTGTCATCAATCTCCACACTCAACTCCTCAAACTCCAACTCATCCATCCCAACATCTTCCCTCAAGTCATCCGCAGGCTTAACCTCTCCCCACTCAACCCCGGTACACTCCTCAAAAATCGCCTGCACCTCAACCAGAATCTCCTCTTTCAATTTCGCCATATCGTCCTCCGTTACTCCTGAATCCGTTGCCGCAAGTCGTTGCCTTCCCACCGCATCTTCCCCTTTGACTTTTTCTTCCCCAAAACCGTGCGTTTGGGTTTTAGGGGTTTCTCAAACACGGTATCGTCCATCAACGACTCTATGCGCCATGCATTTCTCATCTTGATGTCGGCCACCAATTCAGGCGCAATGAACCGAACAGTTCTATGGGTCACTTGACCCCGTGAATCCTTAACTCCGGTGTACTGACAAAACCGAATCAGCCGGTGATCCAAATCCACGAAATCAGCATCGACGTGAATCTCGGGTACATCTTTATAACATTCATCCCGCTTGAATTTTATTGTGTAAATCGCCACTTAGAATCCTCCGAATTTCCTTCTCTGAAATCTGCGAACATAATCACATGAAAATGTTCAATAGTCAATTTCCCCTTGCAAAATTCTGGAAAATAAAATCAGGGGAAAAATAAAAGCCAACATCGGGATTTTTACAGAACAACTTTTACGTTGGTCAGGATAGGTCTTTCGTCGCGGCGGCACCCCCGACCCTTTGATCTGAGCCGGGGGAAGGCGGCGGTGTGGGCGTGGCTGCTGCTGGCGTGCGCGTGGCGACGGCGGAGGCGGGCGCTGGCGTGGGAGGCGGAGCGGGGCTGCTGCTGTGGCGTGGTGAGCTGGGGAGGGGAGGAGGCGCGAAGGATCGGAAGCGGCTGCGGTGCCTGTCTTATGTATGTGCTCGTGCCGGGTGCGGCTGCTGCGTGGGATGCCGTGCTCTGTGAGTCCTAGCGGGTGCCGTGTGTAGGACGTTTCCCAAGGTACCCTAGTATCACCGAGTTCCTAGCAGGGGCTTAGATCGCCTCCTACGAGCAAGAAAAAGCCCGGTCAAATGACCGGGCGCTGATTCCTTCCTTTCCTTCCCCTGCTAGGCTGTCTCTCTCTCCGCTTCTTGGACTCGCGGTTTTGGGTAGCTGTCGGCAATGGCTGAGTCAATCTTACGCTGTGCCTCGGTGATGGGCGCGAAGGTGTGGCTGTTCTCGTTGTGCCATCCTCTGCTGTTCTCGGTAATACAGAGGCGCTTGACTCCCAGACCAGCGCACAGCATGACCACGTATTGCCCGAAGGTTGCCGGGTGAACGGGGAACTTCTCCGTTACCTGAGCGATCTTCTTAAGCATCTTTACCATGCGCTCGGATCGGCGGAGCTTCACGTTGTACAGGTTCGAGTAATAGCAGTCATGGGCATAGGTGCAGTTGTCCGCGTAAGTCTCTCCCCGATCCATGTTCCATTGCGCGTGCAGTTGCAGGTCAGCGTATGGGCTGCCGCTGTAGTCGTCAGACTGTGGGTTCCGCACCTCCTCAAATCCTGCCTCCTCGGTGCGAACCTCCACGAAGCCCAGTGCAATGGTTCCTATGTCGCGGGACCGCTCAACTCCTCTGCCATCCCAATACAAAACCACTTCCGGCTTAACTTCCTTTTCCATGTTCTTACCCTCCACTGCCACAATAGCCCACATTCTCAAGCATGAAAAGGCCCCGGCTTACGGCCAGGGCCAAGCGTCCGAATTTTGGACTCTACTCCGGTTTGTCCAGCTTGTTCCAGACTCTCCGCACTTCCCACCGCTCCGCCTTGCTCAACTCCTGCCACACGGTTTTAAGACCCTCCAGCAGTTCCCCGGCTTGCTCTGGCGTGCAGACCCTCTCTCCGTTCTCCATCGTTCTCACCTTCCCGTAATCCAACGGACTATCACACTCACCGCACAGCCTACGACCTCCACCACTAAGCCGAAGGCTCCGAAGGCGAACAGTACGACAAAGGCATTCACTGTCCACCGCTGATGATGAGATACAGCACAGTCCAGAAGCAGGCCGACATACCGCCAGCAATCAAGAGAGCCAGCCCGATAGGATAACGTTCCGGCTCTGGGTAGCCGTAGGCGTTGCGGTTTTCGGTGTCGGTCAGGCGGGCGGCTGCGCTGCTCTGGCAGTCCGGGCAAACCTTCCAGAGAATCACCGCTCCTGCCGGGATCGTCTTAGGGCCGGACTGGTGAGTACCACACTGCGAGCAAATCACGGTTGCGCCTCGCCGCTCAGGAAACTGTTTGCGGTAGGATTCGGTAAAGGCCGAAGCGTTGCGGCGTTCAATTCCGTCCCATTCGGCCATCTGTTTTGCTATGACATTCGCTTGTCTTTCAAAGGGGTTCATTGCGGTAAGCCTTTCTGCCGTGATGCGCTCACGGCGGGCGGTTGAATGTTGCAGTACTACCACTTTTAAGCGTGTGTCTAAATTGACACTCCGCGTTGCACCTTAAAGCCGTTCGCAGTCGTACAAAAGTTGCTGATAAGGGGCGGAGAGATACAGCCAGTTCCTCAACCGCTTCGCTTGATGCTCGCACGCCTTATAGGTACGCTCCGCTGTCCGGCTGTCCGTGTCATATCCCATATCAGAGGCCCATTCCTCAAAATCCCTGCCATCAACCGAAGCCGCATCTGAGGCGATGCAATCCAGCACGTCAGCAGCTTTGGGTGCCTTGCCGTTGTGACCGAATCCCATTGAGAAGTAAACGGTCATGCGCCGCGTCCGGGTGTTCTCGCGCCGGATCAGAACGCATTTCCAATGATCCATATTGTTAGAGTCCGGCATGGCCGGATTGCTATCGGTTCTTTCCGCCGTCATACGGATGCGGTTTTCTTTGATGAACTGCTCGATGGTAACTGTGTCGGTTGCCATTGTGTTTTCCCCGTTTCTGCCCTTGCGGGCTTGATCTAAAACTCTACTACCTGCTTCGCTTCGGCAATCTTCGCGTCTACTGCCGACACGATGAACTCCAGAACTAAAGGACTAAACTCAAACTGGAACGCATCTGCAACGTTCTCAAAGCCGCTAGGTATTGGCTTTTCAGTGCAGAAGCAATCATGGGCCTGTGAATGGTGAAACACCTGCCCGCCAACCCGCGAAGCCAATTCACACAACACCTGTAATACTTCTTGCTTTTCCATCTTGAAACCCTCCGTTTCAATCTGTCCAAACCTTAACGCCGCTCGCCCCAGGCCGCAAGACCCCGCTACCAAGTGCCGCGCTTCTTGCACTCGTCGCATACTGAATACATCCGATGCAAGCAACGATCCGGCAAAACCGTTGGTTCTGGTTTCACTTCCACCTTCACAATCGGTTTCTCCTCGCGCACTCTCGGACTCTCCACAATCGGACTCGCGCTCTGCTTCACTTCCGGCTTCGCGCTCTGCCCACCGTTCCACTTTCTCGACCTGCATTTATTCGATGAACAATGACTCGGCGGATCAATCCCAGTCGCCAACCATGCCCAACCGCACACCTCGCACACCCAACAATCCAAACTCTTTCTCATGTGCTTACTATACACGCTCCGTGTTTACTATACACGCTTATTTCTGGTACATCGTACCAATCGGCGTACTTTCGCGCAGGTATAGAGGAGCCCGCGATGAGTGCCAGAAAGGACTGTGTTCCTGCCTGTTTTCCGGTTGATCTTGTAACGCGCTGCAACTATGGGAGTTAGGCGTGTTGTGCTTACAACGCGGGAATGGGCGCTGTCTTGCTGTGCTCGGAATGGGTGTGTGGGCATAAAAATGGCCCACCATAAGGTGAGCCGAAGAGGAGTCGTAACGTGTTGATTTCAGGCTCGTTTAAGTTGTGCTTGCGTGTACCGCTGGCAGTTCCATTCTGCCGATGCTTTGTCTGGATAGGTGTAGGCTGTCCATGAACCATCGTCCTGCCGCAAACAGTAACGATGCGAAGGATAGTATTCGCTAGTGAGGTTGTCCAAGTTCAGACGTGCTCTCTCGTCGCTACCTACTGGGTGCTTCTTCGCCTCGAAGGTTCTACGCTTCACTATCACTTGTTCCTCCTTGAACCTCTGTCTAACCTGCTTAACTTCCCCTTCGGGAAGATCAAAAGCAACACCTCGCGGTTTTCAGGCGGCGTTTGCCTGTGTTTTCATGGCCTTACCAATGAGAACGGCCCACACACAAGCCTTCCGATGCGATCCGGCGAAGTGAGCGAGGCTCTCAAATGTCAACTCGACATGGTATTCTTCTGCCGTCTCCAGCCATCCAAGGATGCGCTCGTGCGCCATCTCAACCGCCCGACTGTACTTATTCCTCCCGCCAAGACTTTTCTCAATCTCCTCGACTTCCGAATCCATTGAGGTTCTCAAGTCCAGACTTCCAGCAATAGCGGGATACTTCCTCTCGATGTCGCGCATTGCCTCAAATAATTCCATACTCTTCCCTCTCTCCGCCCATCTAACGCTATGAGCTGCGTTTGTAAATACATGACTCTGCGAGGCTTACGGTTTTCAGTTCACTCCGCACCACGAATAGTCGATGGTCACTCCGCGAATCCCCGGCTCAAAGTCCAGTTGATACCATTCCCCGTTGATTGCCACGGAAGCCACACAAACGTAACGGTTTAACGTGTCGCTCCAGACTCCAATACAGCATCCATCGCCGCTGACTGCAAACCGCTTGCCGGGATTCTTCGGCCTTGCCGCCTCAATGATCTCCAGCGCCGACCGCTTCGGAGTGATGTAGCTTGTGTTCACCTTGAATTCTGTGTTCATGTTTCCCTCCGAAACCCAAGTTACCACAAGCAGGGATTCTGTCCAGTCCCCAAAAACAGGGGAAATTCCCGCTCCATCTTGCCCGCCTTACCGTTGACGTTACCCATTGGTTCCAACAACTTAGCAGACATTTCCGCTGCGCGGGCTTCGGCCTCGGCCTGTACTCGCGCTAACGTCTCCGTCTCCATCCCGGCCAGAATCGGACTCAGTTTCTCGGTGATCGTCCTCTTTCGTTTCACGCGACCTCCTCCAACTCGGATTCAAAAGCGTGCATCACTAAGCCATCATCGGCCTTGATAAGAAACATTGGTTCCACGCCCTCGCAACCATCAAAACCATCGGAAAGACCCAATGGCCGAATCACTTCAACGACTTGCCCTGCGTGCGCGGTGTACTCTGGCAGTGTCGTAAACTCTTTCGGATAGTTGAACTTAGCTCGTTTTCGTTTCATCGGCTTATCCTTTGTCTCTGGAGTCCAAAATTGGACTGGTTATACGAAGCAGCGCACGTTCTTGAGGTCTTTCTTGCCTTCGGAAGAAACCGGCCCAAATCTCTCAGCCGCAAGGATTAACGCGAACTTCGCGGCGCAATGATCGTGCGGTGCAGATTCCGGCATCGAACCAGACTTGAGAATTTCCGTGTACTTCTTCTCCCACTCTTCACGGAAGTTCTTAAGCAACGCTGCTTTTTCTTTCCTCGTCAAAGGGTCTTTCATCGCTCCATCCTCCTCAAAACAAACTCATTTGCGGGCTCGGCTTAGAAATCTCGTCCAAGTCCGAATCGGTTTCCTCTTCTGGCTCCTGCCAAGCCGCTACTGCCTCCTGCGGAGTGGCGAAAAGCCTAAGCTGGTGCAAGTCCTTCTCGATGCGATCACAAGCAGAGCACAAAAACCGGAAGCCGCCAGCTCCATCAAAGGCCGTGGCAAGTACAAATGGTTTCACCTTGCCGCATCTCTGACAGCAGTCGAATTGTGCTTGGTTGCAATCACGAGTTCAATCCTTACACGGTTTCCGATGCCGCGCTAGAGCCCGAAGTTGCAGCAGGTTCTTTCGGCCTGACTATTTCTGCGAACGGCCCGTAGCGCCTGCCTTCCAGAAAACCGCACTGGAAATAGCCATCCATGTGCTCGATGTTGCCGTAGGAATTCCGTCGCACTGGCAACTCGCAATGAATACACTTCGCGCCCTCTGGCAAGGGATACTCGGCAACGCTGGTTACTTCTCGCGGCTTGTCCTTGATTTCCCACGTTCCAACCCGCTCGCCCTTCGCGGGTTCCTCATCCGGCCCGCCGTAGATCGGGCCTGTGGTAAACCGCAAAGGTTCCGGTCCGATGTTATAGCGAACCGACTCCACCGCACGACTGAGTAGGTTCACAAGGTCATCCCCGGTTTTCGGGGTTTCGTCCAATGTCACGATGAATTTCATCTAACCCTCCCTCTTTCGGCTTCATCCAGCGTTTGCAAAGACTGCACCAGTTCTCTAACGTCCTCTCCTGCGGGGCGGCTTTCATCGTGCCGTGACCGTGAAGATTGGCTTCGGGTAAGGTGCAGTCTAGTTTCATCTCTCTTTCCCCGTTTAGCTCCGGTGCAGACCCCACAACAGGAGCAAGATCACTATCACACGAACCGCCCATCTGAGCAATAGCCCTAGCTTCATGGCCTCTAGCGGCCTTCCGCCTTGGTGACAGCAGCGCGGGCAGCGGCGCAATTGGGCGAATGCTCCCGTAACTCGTGGACGGCACAATCGTCAAAGCAAAATTCATCGCGCGTAGCCATCGGAACTCCGAAGGCTTTCAGAGCCTCCAGCAGTTCCGGTGCGGCGGCAATCAGGCGGGCATTGGCCTCTGCTGTCTCAAGCGTCGTGCCGATCAATTTGTCGGTGTTGCCTGTCCTATGGAACTCGGATAGGCTGTCAGGAGAGCAGCCTTCGTTGATTGTTATCTTCCCGACGTTATAGCAGATTGGGTGCTTAGGGCCAATTCTCACTTGCGGGAAATATTCTCCATATCCAGTGAGGTAAACCCACGGACCCGGCGTGTACAGTGCTTTCGTTTCAGTTTCCATTTCCCCGTTCCTCCGTCAGTCCAAAATTGGACTCGCTTGATGTTGGCTGAATTATCTAACTGGTTGCAGCAGAAGTCAAGCACCGCAGATTGTCTTTTTAGGCCGCTTGGTTGCAAGAAGGACAGAGATGCGGAGTGATCCAGCCGTGCTCACAAATCCCCAAGTCCAGCCGCTCCAGCCCTCGCCGTACCTTCGGATCAAGCAGCCCGGTTTCCAGACCGTACTCTCGAATCACTCGCACTCTCACGTCCCGGCCCATGACCGTTACCTCAGTGGGGATCATCGCTCTGAACCAGCAGCGAACGCACTTTCCCGGTATCTCGTCGCCTTCGGGAACCCATCGCAGCCCACAGCGAGCACACCTGTAGAGAGTGACTTCCATCAGGCAATGACTATCGGATTTTGTAAGTAGTTGAGATATAAGGAGTAAGGTATGATTATCTCGATAACGAAGGTGCAGACTCCACAGCAGATGATCGCGGCCTGTTCTCCGCTCTCAGGGTCGTACTCTTCCCAAACCCGTAAAGCGTTCTGCGCGTGTCCACAGCCTGGAATGTACTGACCGCTCGGAGTAAGCGGAGTCTCAAACTGTCCTGGAGCCGAGTCTTTAGCCTGGGGATAGACTGTTGTGTTCGGGCCTCCGGGTTGCGACCAGATTTGGGTTGGAATCGCCGGATTCTGATAGAGCGTACCGACCTCTGGAAGTGCCATGGCTTAAGTATCGCTCTCCGGTCCTGCATTTTCAACAACATCTTGCGGGCGAGGCTTGAACTGACGGTATTGATTTTTCCCGTGTTGCTGGCGCTTCCGCGATGTTGCGCCGGGATTCAGACTCTTCGGCTTAACCAGCCCCTTGCGTATCCGTCGCACTGTCTCAGAATCCGGCCCAAATTCCCAACTTTCACTGCCGCAATGGATGCACTTCTCGGGCGGTTTTTCAAGCGGTTCGAGAATCCACGACTGCTCGCAAATTACACAAACCGCTTGCCTTACCACCCGAAGGAAGATCATCTAGCGGCCTTTCGGTTGCGTGTAATACGCCTCCAAATATTCCGTAAACCGCTCCGTACACCATTGATCCACCGTGCGCCCATCGGTTCTTGCGGCTTCCTCGACTCCCGCAATGTATTCCTCTGAAATCGTCAGAGCTACGACTAGGGTTCCGTCCGGTTGTTGACGATTGCCAGCAGCGTCAAACCGAAGCGACTGTCCCGGCTTCAACGTCTCCGCAACCTTCCGCGCCGTCTCGATGGATTGATCCACCAGATTCAACGACTTACCGATGTTCCGCAATGCTCCGGGGTTTCCCAATATAGCCTCGATGCTTCCCGGCGATGCTCCGGTTTCCTGCTCCGCTGACGCTTGCAGTATCTTCGCCAGATCGACCGACCCGTTGATGGCTTCGCTGTACGCTGCCTTATCCTCGGCTGTCGGCTCAAAATCCTCTTCTTTTTCGATTTCTTCTCTGCAACGAAGCCCCTCTTCGGAGTCCAAAATTTGGACTGTTTCAGGGTCTAGGTTACTACCCCTTTCGGCCTGTTCTGAGGGGTCCAAAACCCCCTCTAAGGGCTCACTTGAGGCTGTTTCTTGTCCTTCCGTGGCGGACACTTCCGATTCTGGCTCTCCTGCAACCTGTTTCGTATCCTGCTGATTTAACTGCTCTCTCATGCGTTTACTGAGGCGTGGGCCGTTATGTGCTGTCATGGTGGACAAATCTCCTTGAAATTCAATTCTAAACCAGTAAACCCTACCGCTTTGTAGCTTTTTCGACCACGGCGCGGGCTGTTTCGATGTCGTCCAGCGGCACAAGATAGCAATCCGTGGAGTTGTTCATTCGCGGATCGGGGGCTAATGTCGCGTTGGCGACGATGGTTTGCAGCACCTCCAGCAACTCAGGAGATACCAATATCAGGCACGCATTGGCCTTCATTTCCTCAACGGTTTCAACCAGAGGATACCCGCCCGACTTCGCATCGTCCCAGATGACCTCTGCCAGTCGCATCGCTCCTTTGGCAATCGTGATCGTCTTGTAATGGAATCCATCCTCCGAATTAACAACGCTGATTGTGTCATCGAATGGGTGGTAATGCTCATGGAAGTTCCACGGCCCTGCTGTGTGCTGCACTTTTGTTTCTGTCTCCATCCCCGTTCTCCTAGTCCAAAATTTGGACTCAACTGCACTCTACTACAAAGCCGTGATGTTGGCAAATTCTCGAATCACTTCCGGCTTTCTTTTCGTTCCGCCTTGCAGTCTTTGCACTTGCAGAGATAGTCACAACTTGAGCAGTACATTTTTCCGGCTTCTTCTGGGATATGACCCTCCGATTCGGAGTCGAAAAACCATCCGCAGTTGTCGCACATTTCGTAAGTCTCTGGAATGACATGCAGGTACTCTTGCAGCAGATAGATCACCGCCGACGACTGCTCCGCTGTCATCTTTCGTGGCCTCTTGGGTAGGATAAAACCGTCAGGCGCTTCCCCCCCCATCAGAAACAAGTGGAACTTCTGAACCAATTCAATATCTACCCCGTCGCGCATATCGAAACCTCCTTTGATGCTGGCAGAATAGTACGGCCACCGACTGTTGAGGTCAAGTGGCCTAGTTTTTTCCTGATTTCAAACGAGTTATGGCAGAATGTACGCAGGATAATGCTTCTGTGAGAACAGGGACAGAAAAGCAGGCGTCGATGTTCCAGCATCGGCGCTTTCCATTTGCGGGTTAGTCGTTGGGGAGTGGGCTCTGCTTCAAATACAAAGCCGCCGCCAACAGTGCCGATGCTCCGCACACCTTAGCAAGCTGAATCAATCCGCCACCTGTGAAGTTGAAGTTTGCTGGATCGACAATCACCAAAGGAACTGCCGAACCAATCGCGCCCATCGCGGCTGCTGCTAGACCGTGGAGCCATGCTTTTAGTGTAGGGTTCATAATCCTCTCGCTTTCTTGTAGATTTCATTCACTGCTTCATCGTTCCCATCCGGCCAATCTACGCGAAGAAACTCTGTTCCCCCACGGTCGCCAATAAAGGGTGTTCTGGGGTTCCCTCTCCGTTTGGGCCTGAGATGACTCGCTCAAACCAACCGCTCGTAACGTTTTTCAGATTCGCGTAATACAGAGCCCCGTTGGTCAAGTCTGGATCGGTGCCGATGTTCTGCGCCAGCGTTTCACAATACTCGTACTGCGGGTCGCCGTTCTGCGGCTCCAAATCATACTCTGGATCAGAAGGTACGCTCATACTCGTGAACTGGTTCCTGTCGAAGATCACGGCTTGGATGGTATTGCCGAACCCCGGCTTGCCTACGCGGTTCATGATGACGTGAGCAACCGCTCTCATACCGTTCTCGCCTTCGCCCCGCGCTTCTTTCCAAACACATAACGCTAAGGCTTCTAGATCGGTCATGCCGCCCTCCGTCGAAATAGGGTGCAGCAGTGCGTCTCGTGAACCTTGTGATGGCCGCGACACATTCCGCCCTCAAACTCCTGACAGTCACGGCAGTTCTCTTCTTCACACATCGGAAAACAACAGGGACAGGCTTTCAATGTCTCTAAATTGTGGTGCTGGGTTACGCCATCGCCTGCACAAAGATAGGTTCCGTCTCCTTGGTAAACGTAAGTCATCGCCTAGAAATCCTCCTTGAACGGATCACACACTTGAGTAAAACTGGCTGACTTTGAATGTTCGGTAATGATGACAGAGGTAGGGGTAACATCGACCTTGGTGTCGCCGGGAAGATGCTTGTTCAACTCCAGCCACGCAAGAACATACTGCATGTTGGCTAAAGAACGCAAGGAACTAATTGTGGTATGCAGGGTCGTAACCGTCATCGACCTTATGCTCCCTTGGCTAACGCCTTCAAAGCCTGCTGAACCGCTTGAAAAGTGATCCGGTCTTGCGCTGCCCGTACTCGCTCGATCATCTCTATACATGGCTTGCAAAGAGTTACCCCGGTTCCGTCTTGTCGTGTTCGCAGAGTTCACACATTTTGCGCCTCACCGTAAGTCTACCCGCTTAGGACGAGTTTCTCCGCCCACTTTCATGTCGTCCATCATTTCCATGATGTGTTTCTGGTCGTTCTGAATATCGGTCAAGGTAACCCTCACATTGTCAAATCGTTCCGAGAATACCTTGTCCTCGTTGGCAAGGGCAGTATTCAATTGATCTTGCGTAACCGAGTGCGTGGCCCATGAACCTACAAGCATCACCACGGCTGTCATGGCACTACACGCAATCGTGCGCCAGAGAGCAACGTCTCGATCTACAAAATGCTGGTCATCTTCCAACCTGCGATGCTCTCCTGCTGGACCCATTATTTTCCCTTTCTTAAATCTGACTTTGCGGTTTTGCTTGCGATTCGTGCTGATCGGGTTCGGATTGCGGAGGGTTATCAGCAACTTTTCCGCAGGTCAAAACCGTTACGCCGTCCTTGTCCACCACTTTCTTGCAATCCTTGGGAATGATTGAGTGTCCACCGGGAGCGTTCTGTTCCCAAGTACAGCCCCAGTATTCCCCTTTCGGCCCCATCTGCGCCAAACCGCCTTTGTCGGTACAGTCGGTCTTGGGGTTCTGCGCGAAACTCATCGTCGTCATCGTCAGCACTACAAGTATCCACGTCGGCTTCATGCTTTGTTCCTCCAGTCCAAAATTTGGACTCCAGAGACTTACCTACCTACATTCCAAACCAGAGTGACGGCCCCCGGCGTGATGGCAGAGCTGTTGGCGCTAGGGTTGCAGACTTTAACGTTTACCTGTCCTGCGGTCAGCCACGGCGGGTAAATCTGCACAATCTGGCCCGTTGGTGCGTAGCCTGTTACGCCTGTAATGTCGGCGTTGGGGCTGATATTCAATACGTCCGTAGTCAGCGCCCCTGTGGCCGTCGCTGTGGCCGTCGCGCACGTTCCTGTGGCAATGGATGAGGTCGGTAAAGCAATCGTGCCGCTAGCTACCTTTTGTATCGCTCCTACCTGTGAGGATGTAATGCCCGTCAGAGAGGCTCCTGAGCCCGTAGGGGTCAGATAGTCCGTCCCGGCTACCGCAGCGGTCACCGCACTCGATCCATTGCCCTTGATGAGCCCTGTAATCGTTACGGCTACTGGCGCAGCAGAACTATTGGTTGCCAGCAGCGGAGCCGATGTGGGAACCGTCCCGCCGTTGATCTTGGCTACCGTGGGGTTGGGATACGAGCCACTTAAATCTCCCCCGGCTGCGCCATTCGGAGGCAGACTCGATGGTCCTGCAATGAACTGCCCTGAACCATTTGTTCCCACCACGGTCTGCGAAGTCGGCACCGCCAACCCGTTCACCTTCGCCACGGTCGGATTCGGATAGCTTCCACTCAAGTCTCCGCCTGCCGAGCCGTTAGGCGGAAGGCTGGACGGCCCTGCCACGATCTGACCTGCGCCATTCGTACCCACTACCGGAGCCGAAGCCGGAATTGAACCGCCGTTGATCTTTCCTACACTGGTTGCCGACTGCGTGCCCGTAACATCCCCGGCCAGCGAGCCCGTAAAGTTGGTTGCCGTCGTCGCCGTAGTTGCGGCAATCGTACCCGTCCCCGAAACCGCAAGAGAGGCTCCTGAGCCTACCACCATTGCTGCGGAGGTATTGGTTGAGCCTGTCAACGCCGAGAACGCCGTGGCTGCCGTGGATGAGGCTGCGAGAGTGATTGTATTGCCTGTGGTGGTGAGCGTCATGTTCGCGCCAGGAGCAAAGTTGATCGCTCCTGCGGAGGGTGTCACCGCTACCGTGGCGTTCTGAATTGCAGTGATCGTTGGGGCTGCGGAAAACGCTCCTGTACCAAAGGCTACTCCACCACTAGAGTTGACCGTCAAAGCCCCCGTAGAAGCCAGCGTAGCGTCTCCGCTAACAGTTACCGGAGCGTAAGCCGTGCCGCCTGAGTTGCCTACTGGAATCTGCCCTGACGTGGGAGAGGTGTTGGGCATGATTGCGGCCTTGGTTTGGGTAAAATTCGTCACATTCCCTAGACCAACGGAGGTTGGGGTTACGGAAATCACGCCGGAAGAATTCAGAATCGAGGTGCCATCCGGTTTCACTCCGCCCAAAACAGAGTTGGTCGCCGTGGGTAAGGTGTAGGTGTAGTTCGGGACATTTAGAATTCCGCTTGAAAGAGTTGCGGCCCCGGTGGTTCCTGTCGTGGTCAAACTCTGAAAGGGAACCTGAGTCGTAGACGGCGTACCGGAAATGTCAGTAAAGGCTGGCTGTGCCACAGAGAACGCGCCCGTTCCAGAGTTGTAGGCAGTAAAGAACTGGTGCGCGATGGATGTCGTGTTGGCCGGAGCCGTGACATAGGCGGCGGTGCCAAACGAACCGCCTGCTGCACTGGTTAGAGATGAACTCACAATTCCCGAAGGGAGTGCCGTTCCAGTCAGGCCCGAAGCAGGCATCCCCGTAGCCGTAATGGTGCCCGTTCCGCTCGTCCCTAAACTAGCTCCCGATCCAACCGTCATAGCCGCTGAAGTATTGGTCGCCGTGGTCAGAGCTGAAAACGCGGTGGCGGCGGTGGCCGAGGATGTAATCGTGGTGGTATTGCCTACCGTGGTCAAGGTGACGTTGGTGCCTGCTGCCAGATTCACGGCTCCGGCAGACGGGGTAATCGGGGTGCCGTTGGCTTCAATGGAGGTAATCGGCCCTGTTAAGCATCCCGTTATAGTAAGGGCTCCCCCTGTCCCGTTCGGGCAAACAGGCGAGGTGCTGCTGCCGAGTGGGGTGACAATGACTGGACCGTTAAACTTGGCGGCGGGCTCGGTGGAATGAGGTGTCACAGTGAGGTCGGCTGCTCCTCCAGAGGGGGGCTGAGAAGCTAAATCCGCTGCAATGTTGATTTCCCCCAGCGATAGAATGGTCGGTTCACCATATGAAGAGACAATTTCCACGTCATCCGGCGGGGGGTATGCAGGATTTTGCGATATGTCCACAACCCCTATGATTTGTGCTGCTGCCGCACTGCCCACCGCTCGCAAGTTAAAGCTGGCATAACTACCATAAGGCGCTACGGTGGGGAAGATGTTGACAGCAGCGCCTTGCAGGTTGATGGTGCCCTCGGTGCCGTCCACCGGCCCGGCCGTGGGGTTGGTGCTGAGGTTGATCTGTCCGGAGCTGCTATTGCCGCTGGAGCTGGCGGAGAGGTTGACGTTGCCCACCTGCGTCGCGCCCGGCGAGGCAGACGTTCCGTTGGCCACCACGTTCACGTCGCAGGACTGATACGCCACCGGGTTGCCCACGTAGCAGGTGCGGATCAGGATGTTTGCCAAGTCCGCGCCACTCCCAGCCAAAGCGTCGTAGGTTTCCGCCCCGATGATGGTGGAGGCGAAGTTTAGCCCATCCGCCTGGGCATCGGTGTTGGATTGGAGGAATACCGTGCCGGGGGCACCGGGGCCTTCGGTTTCGCTTCCCGCAAACGGGCTATTGGCCGTGAGTACCAGCGAACCACCCGACGCTCCCGGACCGTCGCCCGATCCTTTGGAATAGGCGTTGAACGCGATATCTCCGCCTCCGGGAACGTCTGCGCTGGTGCCGTAGGTGTCCGAGGTGTTGACTATGAAGCAGGCAGGGCAGTCCGCCCCACTGGCAGCGGTTTCCGTGGCGGCAAAAATGAACGCGCCGCCGTTGCTGTAGGTGCCAGCGTCGGTAAACTCAAAGTCCAGGCCGTCGCCGGTGGAGGTAAGCGGCCCGAGAATCGGAGTCAGGTCGAGCAAGTCGCCCGCGCCGTGGAATGTGCTGGTCGGGTAGTTGGTCTGCACGGAATACTGCGGCAGTCCGGGCGTGGCCGAGCCACCCCCGCCACTCCCACTGCTTGGCCCGTTCTGCACGTAAGTCCAATAGAGTCCTTGCCCTGCTGAGATTTGGATTTCATAAAGGTTGGGATAATCCAAGGCCGGAGCGTAGAAAAGATAGTTCCCGTATTGGTCTGTGGCGGGGCTTCCTATCGGGATGGTCAGAGCGTAGTCCTGATAGACGGTGGATGGAGGGGTACAGGGGGTTCCCGTGGAGGTGACTGAGCAAATCCGCATCTGCGCGTAGGCTAGAGGTTGGCCGAATTGGTTGAGAGCAATACCTGAGATTGCGGCCACAGGTGGGTTCGCCGCCAAGGCGAGAGAAGTCAAGCAGCAGAGTAGGGCGAGCACGCAGAGAAAAGGCCGTCTCATTCTCTAAGGATAGGAAGAAACGGCCCTTCTCGCCACAACAAAGGAGTTTGTGAGGCGCTTTTACTGCACGGTGTCCGAGTCCAAATTTTGGACAGCTATTGAGAAGCAAACTCGCCATGGAGTTCTTGAATTATTTTCCATCTGGCCTCTGCTGCTTCTTCTACGGTCTTAAACCCTCGGCAGTGCAGCGTAAATCCATATGTTCCGTTGGCGTAAACAATTCCTTTTATGCCAAATTTATTACATTTTCTGACGCTGCTGTTTCTCGCATTTTCCAAAACGGTACATGGCCTTAAATTCTTCCTGCGATTATCAAGACCGTTGTGGTTTATGTGATCGACCTGTGGCTTTTCTGGGGTTGCGGCGATCTGACGATGCATCGAAATGGTTCCACGAGTCTTATCTTCCCTCGGAAGATTTCTTTGCACGTAAACCGTTCTATTTTTAGATGCTAAGGAATTCCACCTCCACTGCATCAGCCACTCGTAATCGGCAGCATCAACAATGGCTTTGTATCCACCACTTACGGGGATGTGTCGGCATAATACCCCATCAACCTCGAACGGCTCTTCTTCTTCTCGAATTATCCGCAAATATTTATGATGTCCGACTATAAACCTTTGGGGGTCTCCCCTCTTAATTCCATACCGAGGTCTATTCTCTGTAGAAATGCTTGTTTTTCTTCCGCAACCACAGTGGCACAATCCAAATGGGATTTTACAATCAGGTTTTCCGCAGGAGCATGGTGGTACGATAGGTGATGTAGAGGTCATGTCGTGTCCTTTCACGATAGGCTTTGCCGGTGCTTGCTACACCTGACCTCTACATTTTACACCACTTACTAATTACTGAACAGTTTCAGAATCAAGGTTCTGCACGGCTGCAAGGCTGCTGGCGAGTTCAAGTATGGCCTCGTCAATTAACTCGTACACCTTTACCAGCGTTTCCTCCACGCTCAGGCCAGAGTCCTGCAATGCTTTGGCCTCTTTCAGCCGCCGCGCCGTGGTGGCGACTGCTTGGATCAAGCCCGTCTGACCAGTTCTCTCAGCGATCATCAGTTCCAAGGCTTTCCCGGTGTTGCCCTCCTCGATGCCGACCTTCTCGGCGTACTCCTTCAATCCAGCCTCAATCACGGTTTTGGAACTCATCGGCATAGGCATCTTCAAAACCGTGCCCCGCTCTTTGCCGTCCGAAGCCGTGGATTTACCGTTCAGGGCTATATCGCACTTCTCGGCAAACTTCTCGATGGAATCGCTTCCGGCCTCCCTTATCCACTCACGACTCAATCGCTTCGATTCAGGAAGATTCGCCAAGGCTTGCGCGTTGGTCAGTTTCATACTCGTGAACTGCTCTTCGTCAATGCCGGGAAAGGCTTCTGCGAGGCGAGCGTTGGTGTACCATGTCGTGCGGCAAACCGGAGAAGCAAGACGGGCTTCTTCTTCTGAGGAGAATCCAAGCATCCCCCAAAGCCCATGTACTCGCATGTAGCAGACATTCCAGCCAATCGACATAGAAGAAGTGGCTTCCTGCTCTCCTGATTTCTTTATTTTCTGGTAGCGTTTCTTGGCATCAGCCTTGCGATCTTCTGCAATCTGTTTCGATTCATCCTCACTTGGCAGTTCGTGCAATGATGTTGCGGTCATAACTTCGTACCTCCGATAGTTTGTGATGTTAGCAAGTTTGGTTCTGTTGTAGGCTATTTTGAATACTTTTTACCTGAGTGACTGCTGCTGGTTGAAGAACAAGAGGTGATGCGGATCAAACATGCAGTGAACCGTGCCCTTCTTTCCGTCGCGCTGCTTGTCCACTCTGAGTTCAACGTCCAGATAGTACCCGTCCTCTTTCCCTTCGGGGTCTTCCACACTCAACAAAACCACGTTCTGTGCGGCGTGGTGAATGACTGATCCACCGTACAAATCGCTTTTCGAGCGTCTCTTTTTCTTGCCAAAATTATCCGCCTTACTGTACTGCGAGAGTAGCAGAATGTGGATGGGTTCGACCTTCACCAAATCGCGGAGGGCGAAAATCACTTCCTTAATGCCGCCGTCATTCTGATTCTGTCGGCTTGGTTCTATTAGCTGGAGGTAGTCACAAATGAAAAGACGGATGCCGAATTTGCGCCGCATCATGCGAATCCGTGCCACCAGTTTCTTGATAGAAATAGAAGAAGTCTCGTCTATCCATATCGGCAAAGTCTGGAGTTCCGCCGACATCCGCATGATCTCTGGAATATGAACCTTGTCGTTCATGCTGCGGGGGTCGCGCATGTGAAAGGACGTAATAATCTCGCTCATCTGGGGATAGAACCTCTGTGTGAGCTTGTCCTTGGGCATCTCGATGGAAAACCACGCCACCGGGGTCTGTTCCCTCGCATTTGCCAAAGTCACCTGTACGGCAAGAGCCGTCTTTCCGCCAGAAGATTCAGCTCCCAAAACCGTGAGTTCCCCGCTATAGAGTCCCTTTGTCCAAGTATCCAGTGCTGGAATACCCCACGTTAATTCCAGAGCCGTTCGTTCACTCTTCGCAGATATCCCCCAAGCCACTCTACGCTCTACGTCAGCACAAACATCTCCAATCTTTACTGCCTCCCCCTCATCTTCCGCCGCTACATTCAAAATGGCGGCTTCGGCATTCGATACTACTTCGTCAGCCTTGGCATCCGAATCCAGAGCTTCTGCGATGATCCCGTTGGCGGCGTGTATCATGTTCCGCAACGTCGCCTTTTCCACTACGATGTCGATGTAATGACTCAGGGAACTCCTTCTGGGAACCCCATCCGTCAAAGAAGCCAAGTACCCGGCTCCGCCGATGGCTTTCAGTTCCTTATGCTTAAGAAGTTCCTCAGTGATAGTCACAATGTCCACAGGCCGATTGGTTTCCGTCAAGTCGGCCATGCGGGTATAGATTCTGCGATGCGCGTCCAAGAAGAAGTGATCGGTTTTTAAGGCCGCAAACGCTTCGTCGCAGAGGTTGTTGTCCAGTAAGATTGCCCCAAGAATACTGCGCTCTGCTTCGGGTGAGGCCGGAAGTCCTGAATCGAGGGATTTCCCGTATCCATCGGTCATTTCTTCCCCGCTACGATCAACTCATGGCGCACGTTCTCCACCTCAATCTCCAATCTCCGCAAAAGAATGTACGGGTTGGCCTCCGGCTTCAAACACTCCTCGCGGAAGGCCGTCATCAAGGCTACAAGTTTGTCCTTCAGGGATTGTTCGTCGGGGGTCATTAGCACTCCTCCACAATCTTGATCCCTACGATAGCTAGTAGCGGTGCTCCAAAAATCAAGGCTAAGAGAAGTCCTCCAAGCATCACCGTAATTGCCATGTAGAACACCGGGCCTTCACCGTGAGTAGGAGGACAAGGCTCAAACCAGAGTGAGTACATCCCGAACAAAGCAGCCACTTCTAACGTCCCGCTCAATATGAAGCACGGAATAGCAATGAGCCATTTCAT